AGCGATGCAATGAATTTTCTTCATGCCCAACGCATGGAGAAAAGTAAACAGATGATGGCGTTGAGCCATATGTTGAAAGAAATGGAGGACAAGAATGACTAGAAAAGATATTTGGGAAGACTTTATAGCACCTATTGGCGGTGCTTTGCTCTTTGTTTTTGGGTTTGGATCGGCATTATTGTTTATAGGTTTGGCGCTTAACTCAATGTTTGGCATGACGCAAGAACAAATAGATCAACTTAACAAACCAAGGATTGCCTACAGGTTTGAAGATTGTGAGGTGTGGATATTTCAAAACACACATTACGTTACTAGGTGCGGTAATCACACAATAACTGAACGACATTATTCAGAATATTGCGGCAAAGGATGTACAAGACAAAAAGTAGAAAGGATTGAGAATGACTGAAAACGATTTGATGGATGCTCATCATAGAGCTGTTGATTTCATAAGGGACAACGCAAAAGTTTACGCAAAAGCTAAATCAGAGCGTGTTTACCTTGAGGAATTCAGAAAATCTAAAAAAGCGCTGTTGATGAAAGATGCTATGGAACAAGGCATATCAGCAGTCAACCAGCAAGAACGGGAGGCATACAGTCATCCTGAATATATTGAATTGCTGATGGGACTGGGTCACGCAATCGAAGTTGAAGAGACAATAAAGTGGAAAATGGAAGCGGCAAGACTCAGAGTAGAGATTTGGCGCACCGAGGAAGCCACTAATCGGGTCGTAGACAGAGCGCACACATGATACCCAAACGAACCTATGTCAGATCAAAAAAACTGCTAGAAAACGCCCGTAGTTTGCCTTGTCAACATTGCGGTAAAGACGATGGAACTGTGGTTGCGGCTCATACCAACTGGGGCGGTGGCAAAGGACGTGGCATTAAGGCTGACGACAATTTGATTGCCAGTTTATGTTTTTATTGTCATTCTCAAGTAGATCAGGGGCGCAAATCTTCTGAGGAGCGAAAGCAGATGTGGCTGAATGCCCACAAAAAAACCGTAGAATTGATGCAAAAACAAGGGTTATGGGTAGTTGACGTACCAGTACCTGATGTGTCAGAATTGTGGTGAGATAATGCAGTTGTCTCTTTGGGGTATAACAACCCCACTTTTTTATTTTCTTTGCAAAGGAAAAAATCATGGGTTATCCCAAAATGGAAGTTGAGCCTAAAGGCGCTAAAGCTAGTGACCGTTCAGGCGAGAAAAAAATCGGTGCGTCTAAAGTAGACCGTGAAATGGGCGGTGTACCGTCTACAACAGGGGCTAAAGCACCTAAAGCCGCACTATCTAGCGACACTACTGGTGAGCGTAAAATGCCCATCGCTGGTGGCGTAGGTATGGGTAAAATGGACGGCATCGGTTCACGTGACGGAAGTCACATGGGTCGTGTTGACGGACGTTGCGGTGAAATGAATGATGGCTCAATGGAGCGTGAAGTATATTCACACCAGCGCATGCCTCACGTTCAGGACGGTATGTAAAAAGCGAAACGCCCTGGTGGGAGCGCACCAAGGCATTTCTGACCAAACAAAAAGGAGGTTTTGAATGGCTGAGACAGATTCTACAAAGACTTGCAAAGACTGTACATACTTTGCGTTGAACAATAGTTCAGATATAGCACCATGTAGGCGTTATCCGTCCTACCAAAATCGTCATAAAAACGAATGGTGCGGTGAATTTTCACCAGTTATGCTCGAATTACCCGTTGTTTCTTTACCGATGTTGGATGTTGAACGAGACAAACATATCGAACAACCTAAAAACAAAAGCGGTAGACCAAGAAAGGTAACACGAGTATGAAACCATTACGTGACAAAATATTTGTAAAACCCGAAAAACGCATCAAATCAGAGCTGTATGTACAAACAGCTGAAGTTGATACTGTCGGCATCGTGGTCGCAGTTGGGGATGAAGCCCAAGCAGAAGGGCTAAATGTAGGTGATAAGGTCTATTTTGGCACTTTAGCCAAGGATTACAAAGACGAATACCTCAAATACACAGAGTTCAAAGACAAAGGCGAACGCCTGATTGTCATGTCTTGGCAAGACGTTTGTTTTGTTGAGGAGCAAGAATGAAAGAAGTCTTTACTGTTAGTTATGACCCTCTCAGTAAAGCTGGTTCAATCAAGTTTACTGATGAATTCAAAACATGGGATTCAAAGTATCATGTCGAAGTGGCTCAAATGAGCCTAAAGTTATTCACCAAAATGAACAAGGAGTTAGACAATGCCATTAAAAAAGTCAAAAAGCCCACAAGCATTCAAGGAAAACATTAAAACCGAGGTTAAAGCGGGTAAACCCGTAAAACAAGCTGTTGCCATAGCGTACAGCGAAAAACGTGAAGCCGAAAAACGTGACCAAAAGAGGAAAAAATGATTACATTTAAAAGTTTAACTGTCAAAGAAGTCGAAACAATTCTGGCTGGATTGATGGAATTGCCTAAAAAGCTGTCTGATGAACTACACGCCAAGCTACACGCTGACGCAACTGCTCAATATCAGGCTGTTGTAAAAGCAACAGAACAAGCCGCACCAGCTGAAGCCGCCAATGAAACACCCTCAACAGCGCAAAGTTAACGAACTAATACCCTACATTAACAATAGTAGGACGCACTCTGATGCTCAAGTCGCACAAATAGCGGCAAGCATCAGGGAGTTTGGCTGGACAAACCCAATATTGATTGACGGAGAAAACGGCATCATAGCGGGACACGGAAGGCTCAAGGCGGCAATGATATTGAATATGGAGGAAGTGCCTGTCATAGAGCTGTCTCACTTGTCTGAGACGCAAAAAAAGGCGTACATCATTGCTGATAACAAGTTGGCAATGAATGCTGGTTGGGACATGGAGTTGCTCAAGCTAGAAATTAGCGAGTTGGAAGACAAAGATTTTAATATTGAGTTGCTTGGATTTGACCCGTCAGAGCTTCAGTTGGATGAGCCTGATTATTCGGTTTTGGACGATGAAGACATCGAAAAACAGCTGGATGACATGGCGCAAGGTGTACGAAAAGCTATTCAAATCGAATTTGAGCCTGACCATTACGATGAGGCGGTACAGCTGGTGAAATATTGGCGTGAGCAAAACGCTTATGTTGGTTACATGATTATGGATTTTCTGCGAAAAGAGAAAAACAAAGCATGAAATGCTATTACTTGGTTGGCTATCACGGATGCGGTAAGACAACTCAAGCTAACAAGCTGGAAGCAGAACACCCTATTTTCAACTTCATAGGCGGTAAACCAGGTTTGGACGCTATCCCAAACGTTCAAACCCTGATGAAAGAGATCAAAGCAAGCAAAACCGATATGTTTATACACGGTTGCATCTTTCAAACCGAGCCAATGCTTAAACGTTTATCCCTGACAACAGAGCTTCATATCATTGTCATGCACACTTTCCCCAAAGAAGTCGAAGCAAGGACGTTAGCTAGGGGCGCTGACAGCTACAACATCAAAAAATACAAAACTCACTATTCATTTATTCGCAAATTAAAAATGTGGATGGACGAATACAACTTTCAAGTTCATATCATTGACAACAATCAATCTGTTGAAGATGTGTACAAACAAATTAAGAAAATATGTGTGCGATCATAGGCTTTGTTAGTAAAAACCCTAGTGATGAGGCAATCAAAACGCTAAAACGGCTGTTTCTTGAATCAAAAATTAGGGGTAAACACGCATACGGGTTTGCGGCTAAAGACAAAAACGGCATAACTGCGGTCAAAGAACATAACCTGAAAGCGCTAATCAGTCACATTGGCACGCCAAATTTGCTTATTGGACATTGTCGGTACTCCACTAGCGGGGATTACAAAGATCACGCCAACAATCAGCCAATCAAGTTCAAAGATGAATATATGGCATTCAACGGCACGATTGACATGAGAACAAAAGTCGAAATGGAGAAAGATTACAACATCGTAATGGAAAGCGACAACGATGGCGAAATTATGCTTCAGTCTAAAGACAGAATGCGCTTACTAGATAGCAACATAACCTTTGCGGGAGTATTTTTGAAAGGCGATGAGATCACGGCATTCAGAAACGAACATAGACCCGCTTATTGGGCTGTCAAACACGATTCACTCTACGTAGCGTCAACAGCGGACATTATGATTAGAAGTTTGCTTAGACCGATACCGTTAACAGCCAACGAGGTCTACAAATGGACGGTTTGACTGAATATCTCAGTTATCACCGTCAATCCTCACTAGCGGGGGATATTGACCCTCAAAACGACTGTTTACAGTATGTTGCCAATAGATTTGAGCTAAATATGGAACAACGCTACTGGTTAGCATTCCTATTTGGGACTTGCTACTGCGCCCCAACTGTCTATTACATCTACAACGAATTTCCTGATTACAGTACTGTAAACATTGACAGGCTTGAAAGATGGTGGAAAGCAAACAAAACACGCTTAGTGTTTCAAACCGATAGGCAAAGGGTACGAAGCAACGACCAGTTTGTTCAATCATTTATTTCATATCGTCAAATTGTGGGGAGAAATCAAGAGGAACACTTTAGTGCGTTCAAACGCAACGACCCCAAGGCTACCTATGTCAATGCGTTAGAGACAATGTCTGAGGTGTTTTCGTTTGGTCGGTTCACCATGTTTATTTATCTTGAAATGGTGTCAGTACTCACTAACTGCAAAATGATACCGATTGATCTTGATCTAAAGAACGCTGAGAGCTGTCGCAACGGATTAGCACTAGCATTAGACCGAAAAGACCTATTTACTCACGTTGTAGACAAAAAGTTAACAAAAGACGATTATCAAGACCTAAACACGGGATTATTGAAGATAATTGACGAAGTGGAAAAGATGTCTATCAACCACAAAAACTTATTTGCGATTGAAACAACCTTATGCGCCTACAAAAAGGCAAAGCTGGGTAAACGCTTTGTTGGCTATTACATAGACCGCAACAGGGAAGAAATCGAAAAAATGAGTCAAAACATTCCTCAAGGCGTAGATTGGAGCGTACTGTGGGATTTCAGAAAGTCTAATTACGACAAAAAATACCTGAAAGAGCTAACATGAAACGTGTAGACCTTATCAAGATTGAACACAACGTCAAAATTGGGGATGTTTGTGATCATATCGAGCCAAATGTCACGGAAGACAGCATTTTTTACGCAGACGGTGAACCCGTAGGCTTTTACATCAAAGAAATCAAGGGAAAGATCAAACAGTTGGTGGACGTAGCAAACGCAGAGTTACTAAGCGAAAGAGTGCCGAAATCACCGATGAATCGTACTTCAGGAGAACAAGGAACAACCGAAAAGGTACAGCAATACAGCGCAATAATTGGTTCTACCCCGCCAAGACCGCATATGAAACGTCCTTATCCGTCTTTATCAAGCCTACATTCAGTTCAATCAGCTCAAACTTTCATCAAAGCAATGCTATTAGCTTGTAAGGAATCTGAAGACCTGATACGGGAAATAACACCGAACATATTTGACGCCCAACTTGCTATCATTAACGAGAAAGTACCACCAAAGTTTCGATTTGGCAGATTATTCACGTCAAGCATTTCAAACTTCAACATTCCAGCCCCATTTCATCGGGATGCGGGTAATTTAGAGGGTTGCGTCAACGTAATCATCGCAAAGAAAAAAAACGCACGGGGGGGAAACACAACCGTACCCGATTACGGGGCAACAGTTGACAGCAGAGACAATTCGATGTTAGTCTACCCAGCATGGCGAAACGTACACGGAGTAACACCGATTGTGCCAACTCAAGAGGGGGGATACCGAAACAGTCTTGTTTTTTATCCCCTAAAAGCATTCAACAACTACTGGGACGAAAAGTAATTATTTCCCCTTAATAAAAATGCCCGCACTTCACGTACCTACTGACAACGATAGAAAGCAAGTCGAAATATCGGCTGGACTTGGTTTGCCTCACGAACAAATCGGGGCGCTTATTGGCATAGACGATAAAACCTTACGCAAACATTACCGACAACAGTTGGATATTGGTAAGGCTAAGTCAAGTGCCGCTATCGCCAGATCACTGTACAACAAAGCGATGGGCGGGGATACAACAGCGATGATCTGGTGGACAAAAGCCCAAATGCGTTGGTCTGAGACAGTCAAGAACGAAGTAACAGGCGCTGATGGCGAACCGTTCGACATTCAGATTACCTTTGTAAAGCCAAAAGATGAGTGAAGTAGTCGAATACGACAAAGACGCTATTGGCAGATCACTCGCCAAGATTGAATTTCCGTTAAAGCTGGAATGCTTATTTAACCCGCCTCAAGCACGTTACAGGGTACTTTGGGGTGGTAGGGGCGCATCTAAGTCTTGGAACGTAGCAAGGGCACTTCTCATCAAGGGATACAAGAAACAACTGAGAATACTTTGCGCCCGTGAATATCA